AAGGTTACGCCACGCAATCGTTTATTATTCCAGCTTGCGGTGTCGAAGCTCCCCACCGTAGAGAAAGAATCTGGATCATCGGAAAAAATGTGGATGACTCCAAGCGCAACGAACATATCGAAGAGATCAGAGGAGGGAATGGAGAAGAGAGAGAAGATGAGAAACGACAGGGGGAGGAACACAGTACCTCCAGGATCTCTAGCGGAGCAAGTGGACTACGGGTATCCGATCAAGGACATGAAGGAAGCAGAGATGTGGCCAACACCAAGAGCAACATCGAGGATGGCTTATCACGAGAGTCCGAGTCCGAGCATGATCAAGGGGACACACGGCTGGAATCTGAATGCAGCGATAACGGACGCATCGAGCGAGGATCCACACAGGATGTGGCCGACACCGATGTCGAGGGATTACAAAGGAGGGAGAACTCCGGAGACACTCAAGAAGTCGGGCAGAAGTCCAAGCAACTCATTGCCGGACGCAATTCAGAGCAAGATGTATCCAACACCGAGAGCATCGGAAGTGGCAGCGACAATAACGATGGAAGCAGCATTGAATCGAGTGGAGAAGACAGGTTACAAAGCGAATCTAGAAGAGAACGTAGCTCTGAGGGAACAGAAGATGTTCCTTACTCCGGGAGCGAACGAGGACGCGGCGGGCAAACCGACAGGCAAGATGCAGAGGATGTTGGGGAACTCACCGGAAGTCAGGAACACAGGGAAGGGAACGCTGAATCCAGATTGGGTGGAATGGTTGATGGGTTATCCTCCAGGTTGGACGGACATTACGGATTTGAAGTAGAACCCGACATCCCAAGGGTGGCGGANAAGATNCCTGATCGAGTCAACAGACTCAAAGCATTGGGTAATTCAATCGTACCTCAAGTGATCTATCACATAGGTATGGCTATATTAGAAGAGGAGAGAAAGGATAATGAAAGTNTATAANAAATAGAGAGACAAATCGCTCTTAAGTTTGAAGAGATAGAAAAACTTACAAAAGAAAAATCTGAAAAAGGAAATATTTTACGTGAACAAATTAATAAAAAGTTAAAAATGTTAATGGATGCAGGTTATGGAAAAGACCAATCATACAAAATGTTATGTGGAAAAATTGTTGATTTCAGAACTTTAAGGCGTTGGCATGAAGGAGACACCTTGAACCCTACTACTTTTGATAAATTAATAACTTTAATAGAGGAATGAGATGACAATGAAAGTGTATAAAAAGTGTATAAATGAATGCATAACTTATGCAAGAAAACGGCTGTGCAATGGGAAAAAGGCGAATTGCACATGCCCCTCTGAAAGGTACATCCTTAAGGGATTCTGTGGGGTGTGCGGTTGTGCAGTTGCACATGCCTGCACATATGCACATGCACCGCTGAAAGGTGCATTAACACTGGTATGTGCAGCTGTGCGTATGTGCATCTCTATAGAGAACTATAGAAAGGTGTATAAACACACCTATTCTGTAGGAGAGATAGGTTCTTTTATAGAAACATAAATTCAACAGAATATTACATAATATAATTATTACTATGGTGACTAAGAAACTAACAAAGAAACAAGAAAAATTTGTAGACCTGATGGTGTACCAAGATTGGAATCAGACGAAGTGTGCTCATCTTGCCGGGTATGAGAATCCTGGAGTAGCAGCGACTAGGTTGTTGAGTGATCAACAGTATGCTCATGTGCAAGAAAAGGTTAGGCAGTTGAAGGCCGTACAGAGAACTAAGAATGAGATTACTTATGAGGGGATCGCGAAGAAGTTAGGAGAGATTAGAGATGTCGCATTAGCAGATGGGTCATATGGTCCAGCAGTTACGGCAGAGATTGCCAGAGCAAAGCTCGCTGGGTTGATGGTAGATCGGAAGGAGTTAAAGATTCATAAGATTGATAACATGAGTAGGGAGCAGTTGGAGGTTAGGTTACAGGAGTTAGTCCGGGACAATCAGATTGTCATAGAGGGGGAGGTCGAAGTGGTTAAAGAGGATATGGTAGAGGATGTGATAGAAGAGGAAGTAGAGGATGTAGAGGAGGATATGGAGGAGGATGTAGAGGAAACTAATCTTCTTGAAGTATCTGATTCATCTGAGCAGTAGACTTGTCTAGCTTTCTGTTGCAATAGGATTGGATCTTCATTCCTCTTTCAAAGGCTTTCAATGATTCTTCAAGACTTAGGTTACCGGACTCTAGTTTGCTGACTGTATTTTCTAACTCTTGAAGTGCTTCTTCAAACGTTGGCTCTCTCATGAGAGCCAATCATAGCATGAGTTTATTTCTTTCCTATTTTCTTTTTATTTTTATAAGTCTGGAGTTTCATAGCCCATCTCTTGGGCATGATGCGTTTACTTACCAAGCCGTTGCTTCTTCCGGGCAGTTGTCTTGCCACTTTTGATTTAGTTCTTTTAAGTTCATTCTATCCTCCATAGGCGGTAATTATTAACTGATTCTTTTCTGAAAGTAAACTTGCGATCCGCGAAATGTTTTGTGTAGAAGTTTCCTCTGAAGCTGTACATTTCTTTTTTGGTTAGGCCACCAATACTATCGCCTACGTCCAGCTTGTCTAAGGTATCGGTAAATTTTGTGTAGAACTTGCGTGTTGGTACGTTCTTTTCTATTTTAAATGCCATTGTTATTTTTCCTCGTTATTAGTTTCATGGTGAATTAATTTATTCAGATACCAATCTGCTTTTTTTAAATCTTCAACACCATTCTTATTTTTGTATCTCCACATGTACTGAAAGTGACTTGCGCGTAAGAACCCGGTGAACTCTTCGCGACTGAGCATAGATTTTATTGCGTCTATGCATTCAATCTCACTATCTTTGTAATGATCTGGGTTAATGTTGTCTGTCATTTTCTTTTATCTCTAAGATCCTGGACAGTATCTTAACTGTCCATTCCTGATCTTCTTTGTTGAGTGAATGAAAGATTCTTAGTAGCTCTGTTATTTTAGTTTCATCATCTGGCATTAGCTTTGCCCCCTGTATCTGCTGAATAAAGTTTTAACAAAGGTAATTAGATTATCAAACTCATCATTGGCATCATGTTCAACCCAATTAACATCTCTATTGATTTTAAGAGCTGAAAGTATTTCTTGCTCTAGGTTATCAGTAGTGCGTTCTTCATCTATTTTCTTGTGTAGACCGCTGGCTAAAGGATTGCTGGGATGTACGGCCAATAGATCTAAAAGCAAACCTTTTTCTTTGTTGCTAAGTATCATTGGTTGCCTCCATTTCCACATGGTTCACACCAATCAAAAGCTTCTTTGAAATATACAGTCTCCCATGCCCAATCAGGTATTTCTTCTTTAGGTCTAGAATCTATGCTCCAGCAAGTTTGCTCTACAGGTATGCTTTTGGTTTTTTGTCCATAAAGATCACCTTTATTAATTGTTTTATTACAATTACTACAAGTGCGTTCTAATCTAGTTTTCTTAAACTTCATCATGCACCTCCGGTTGTATGTGCGTACAAATCTGCGCACCTGGTTTTTAGCTTTCCGCAAAGGCAATATAAATTGCGTTCTTCTTCTTCATAAGCGTTGCGTTCTTCACTTATGAATGCATTTTTTTCAATCATTGGTTTCTCCTTTTTTGTTGTTGAAAAATTGTATAAATTCTTTGCCTAGATAATAGGGAAAGAATAAGATCAGCACAGTCACCAGAACGGCCAAAAAGACTATCCCGGCAAATGTGTATTTGAATATGTTTAATAGGTCTTTAGCCGTTTGCATTATGCGACTTCTTCATTTTTATATAGTCGCTCGTCACTAGCATATTCGTATGCTAGTTCTTGCATATTGTAATCAAGATATATGGCTTGCCCCGTACAACATCTGCCCCAGTATTCGCCATAATCGTTGTCAATTATTGGCTCGTTGATTTCTCTTAGTCTGTCAAGAAACCAATCTGAGACAAGATACCATTCAAAGATTTCTTGGGGGTTGTCTAGTCTAAAATCGTCTAACATATCAATAGTAACTTCTTTTGAATCGTCATCTAGTTCTATTTCATCAAGATGATATTTAATTATCTCTGAATCAGTCATATAAAGGTTTTCTATATCATCAAAATAAAAACCCTCTACATCTTTTTCTTGTAACGTGATTACGAGCGCAGTTTGATTTCTAGATATATGAGGTTGTATAAATTTCCTTGTTATATCTTGAACGATTCCATTATCTAAATTGAAATATTCTTTTTTAGTTATTTTTTCCATTAGTTGTTTCTCCTTTAATTAATGTA